ATTGGTTTACAAGGATCGGTTGGTGCTACAGGATCACAAGGAATTACTGGCTCTCAAGGAGCACAGGGTACGGTTGGTTTACAAGGTTTAACTGGATCCCAAGGTATACAAGGTCTTATCGGCAGTCAAGGAATACAAGGATTAATAGGCATTCAAGGTACAGATGGAATTCAAGGAATCCAAGGATTAGAAGGCCTCCAAGGTATTCAAGGTGAAGTTGGTTTACAAGGTGTTCAAGGAATACAAGGGCTCGAAGGTTTACAAGGAATTCAAGGCTTGCAGGGAATTCAAGGAACTCAAGGTGTACTTGGTAATACTGGAGCTCAAGGATCAATTGGATCTACAGGAGCACAGGGTGCTATAGGACAACAAGGAACTACTGGATTTACTGGGTCACAAGGTGCTCAAGGTATTACTGGAGCACAGGGTATCCAAGGATTACAAGGTGTCCAAGGCACTCAAGGAATCCAAGGAATAAATGGTATTCAAGGAACTCAAGGTTCGATTGGAAGTCAAGGTGCAATTGGAAATACAGGTTCACAGGGAAGCACCGGTTCTACTGGATCTCAAGGAGCAATAGGTAGTCAAGGTACAACTGGCGCAACTGGATCCCAAGGTATTACCGGATCCCAAGGAGTTCAAGGTATTACTGGTATCCAGGGACAAACTGGTCAAACAGGGTCTCAAGGTGTTACTGGTTTGCAGGGAATTCAAGGTATCCAAGGGTTAATTGGCTCACAAGGTACACAAGGACCACAGGGAATACAAGGCCTTCAAGGAATACAGGGAATACAAGGTATCCAAGGAATTACCGGTATACAAGGAAATACCGGAGCACAAGGTTTAACTGGACTACAGGGAGCAATTGGAGCACAAGGTGCAATAGGAAACACTGGATCTCAAGGTTCAACCGGATCTACCGGTAGTCAAGGTACAACGGGTAGTCAAGGTACTGCAGGGTTAAATGGATCTCAAGGAATACAAGGCATTACTGGTTTAACTGGAGCACAAGGAACTACTGGACTTCAAGGAATCCAAGGTATTACTGGCTTACAAGGCGTGCAAGGTATTCAAGGTTTACTTGGTTCACAAGGTACATCTGGAAATTCTATAACATTAATCGGTAGTGTCTCTACTTCTACAGCTTTACCCGGTTGGCCAAATTCATATACAGGGGCTATAGGTGATGGTTACATTACAACTGATACAGGACACTTATGGGTTTGGGATGGTGCCAATTGGGATGATGTAGGAAATATTACAGGACCTCAAGGTATTCAAGGCACAACTGGATTACAAGGCATACAAGGCATACAAGGCATAACCGGAATTCAAGGACTTCAAGGAATACAAGGGATTCAAGGCCGTCAAGGAACAACCGGTATTCAAGGTTCTATTGGTGCAACAGGCAGTCAAGGAAGTACTGGTAGTACAGGATCTCAAGGAGTTACCGGATCTCAAGGAAGCACTGGGGCAACCGGAGCACAAGGCATACAAGGATTTACCGGTTCAACTGGCGCACAAGGAACAACTGGCTTACAAGGATTTACCGGTTCAACCGGTGCTACAGGAAGTCAAGGAAGTATTGGTGCGCAAGGGTTTACAGGAAGCCAAGGGACTACTGGTTCTACTGGGGCAACTGGAGCACAGGGAACTCAAGGAATACAAGGGCTAATTGGAGCACAAGGCGCAATTGGAGCAACTGGAAGTCAAGGGACTACAGGGGCAACCGGAAGTCAAGGAGCCGTAGGTGCACAAGGATCTACTGGAAATACTGGTAGTCAAGGTGCTATTGGATCTACCGGAGCCCAAGGCGCAACTGGATCTCAAGGCAGCACTGGATTAACAGGAGCGCAAGGTATTCAAGGAATAACAGGTAATACAGGCGCAACAGGAGCCCAGGGTATACAGGGCATACAGGGAATTCAAGGTCTACAAGGACGACAAGGTACTATTGGATCACAGGGAAGTATTGGTGCAACTGGTTCCCAAGGATCAATTGGTTCTACTGGGTCGCAAGGTGCCATAGGGCAACAAGGAACCACTGGAGCAACTGGTAGTACCGGAGCAACTGGTTCCCAAGGAAGTACCGGAGCAACTGGAGCTACTGGCGCACAAGGCGTTCAAGGAATTCAAGGTATACAGGGTATTACAGGTAACACAGGTGCAACTGGCTCACAAGGTATTCAAGGTATTATAGGTACAACTGGAGCCACCGGATCACAAGGTGTGCAAGGTGTACAGGGCAGACAAGGTACAACTGGATCAACTGGTGCAACGGGTTCACAGGGTGTAACTGGAAGTACTGGTAGTCAGGGTGCTGTAGGAAGTCAAGGATCTACAGGGAACACTGGATCACAGGGTGCAATTGGATCCACAGGTGCACAAGGCGCAATTGGAAGTCAAGGTTCAGTTGGAGCAACTGGAGCCCAAGGTACAACCGGATCTACTGGTGCTACAGGAACCCAAGGTGTACAAGGTGTGCAAGGTAGACAAGGTACAACTGGTAATACGGGAGCAACAGGTTCTCAAGGAACACAAGGTATTACTGGAAACACTGGATCAACAGGTGCTCAAGGTAGTACGGGTAGTCAAGGAACAACTGGTTCTCAAGGCGTACAAGGTTTTGTTGGAACAACAGGTTCTACTGGACCTATTGGACCTCAAGGAACTACTGGTTCAACTGGAGGATTAGGTCCTCAAGGAGCTACCGGTGCGCAAGGTAGTACGGGCTCAATTAGTGTACCAGGAAGCGATAATGAGTTATTAACATCTAATGGTGCAGGAGGCGTAAATGCTGAAAATGGTGCACAGTATGATGCAGCAACTGGAACAATGATTGCAGGTACAGTAGGAGATCCTGCAGCATTTGGTGTTACTATTGATTCTGGAATTACATCAACACTATCTAACTTAGCGGGTTGGAATTCTCCTACAGCTACAGGAGACATATTATATAGACAAACTTCTGGTGAACAATTGACTGTTGGGCAAGTTGTTTATATGGATAGAACTGATAGAAAATGGTATCGTGCAATTGCAGGAAATGGAGGTTCTGTTAATTTATTGGGTATTTGTTTAAGAAGTGTTACTGATCCAGACATGGATGTAGATATTCTTATTCAAGGTTTTTATTCAACAGAATTTCATGATCAATATGGTTCTGAAAATCCTGCAGTGCCTTTATTCATAAGCGATGCGACTGCAGGTAATGTTTCAGAAACTGTACCTGTAACTTCTGGTGATATTGCTAGATTAATTGGTCACTGTTTTTGGAATATAGGTACACATCCTAACGGTTTATGTATTATAAGGTTTAACCCAGATAATAACTGGATAGAAATATAAAATTATGAAAATAAATGGTATTGTAGTATCTGGTGGAAATACACCTACAGATATTCAAATGTTTACATCTTCAGGCGTGTGGACTAAACCTACAGGAGCTAAATTAGTTGAAGTTTATCTTGTTAGCGGAGGAGGTGGAGGAGGATCAGGTAGAAGAGGTGCAGCAGGTACGGCAAGGTACGGTGGCAGTGGAGGATCATCAGGCACTTTAAATGCTGCAAAATTAAACCCATCTATGTTAGATCCTACAGTAAACGTATGGATTGGTACTGGAGGAGCAGGAGGAGCAGCTATTTTAGTTAATGATACAAATGGTGCAGCAGGAGGAGCTGGTAATTATAGTTTATTTGGAGGAAATGGAAGTCCAGCAGCAGCATATTTATCAACATTAACCAGTCCAGGTGGACCTGGAGGAACAGCTGCAGCAAATGGTTCGGGTAGTTATAATACGTCATATTTTTTTAATACTCCTTTAACTGCAAATAGTTTTTCTAGTCCAACTACAGGTGCTAGTCAATTTGCGCCTGCAATGTTAACAAATACATTAAGACCGTTAATGCCAGGAGCTATTGGTGGAGGATTGGATACTACAAACACACCAAGAAGCGGGCAAGCTTTAGCTATACAAAATGCAGTTAGTGGTTCTTATATCATGTCTAATGGTGGAGGAACAAGCGGTAATTCCGGAAGAGATGGCTCATTATTATATCCAGCTGCTCAAGGGTTATTTTATTCTTTAGGTGGAACTGGTGGTGGAACTGGAGATGCTGCAGGTACTGTAAGGGGTGGTAAAGGCGGTAACGGTGGTCCTGGAGCCGGAGGTGCTGGTGGAGGTGCTTCTGCTAATGGAGCTGATTCAGGAGCTGGCGGTAAAGGAGGTGATGGTTTTTGTTTAATTATAACATATTTCTAATGAGTAAAAAATATGCTTTAATTGATAATGGAACAGTTGTTAACATTATTATATCTGAAAATGATCCAACAACAATGACTAATTTGTTATGTGTTGAAGTTGATGAATCAATATATACTGGTTGTATTTACAAAGATGGTGAATTTACAAAAGTTGAAATTTTACAAAATACTGCAAATACACTAGAAGTATAATTGTATATTTGTTGGACAATAAACCAACAGTATGAATAACTTATGTAAAGTTGCTCTGGAAAACGGAGGCTCTGTGAATCAATTATTGATTCCTGCAAATATGACTGAAGGATTAGGACTTACTAATCCTTCTCTTGTTTTAAATAATGGTGAATATCTACTGAATTTAAGACATGTTCAATATTCATTATACCATAGTGAGAATCATCAAAACTTTCAAACTTTATGGGGTCCATTAGCTTACTTAAATCCAGAAGATGATATTTCATTAAGAACTACAAATTATTTGTGTCAACTTGATAAAAATACATTAGCCATTGATCAAGTACACAAAGTTGATACAACAAAGTTAGATGTTAAACCTGTTTGGGAATTTATTGGACTAGAAGATGCTAGATTAACTACTTGGAATAACCAAACCAATTTAATTGGGGTCCGTAGAGATACAACTACCAACGGTGAAGGAAGAATGGAAATTTCAGTTGTCAATGATAACTGGGAAGAGATTTCTCGCACTAGACTGGAACCGCCAACACCATCTTATTGTGAAAAGAACTGGATGCCAATCCTTGATATGCCAGATCACTTTGTCAAGTGGACTTCTCCTACAGAGATAGTCAAAATAATTCCAGAAACTAATAAAACAGAAACAGTTTTAGTAAAAGAGCAAATAGCAAAATTTCCAAGGGATTTAAGAGGAGGGTCACAAGTAATTACTGTAGGGGATTATAGGATTGCTATTACCCATGAAGTTGATCTTTGGCACAATGAGCAAGGTAAAAAAGATGCTCATTATTATCACCGGTTTATTGTTTGGGATAAAGATTGGATTATTATTTCTCAATCTGAAGAGTTCAAGTTTATGACTGCAAATATTGAATTCTCTTGTGGGCTAACCTTTGATGGAAATGATTTTATTATTCCTTTTGGTTTCCAAGATTCTACAGCTTTTATTTTAAGACTACCAAGAGGTGTATTTGAAGAAATGACAAATGTTTATTTATTTGGAGAAACAAAATATGTTTCCAAAGGAATTACACCAAGTAATGTAGAACAATTCATCAAGGATCCATTTAATGCAGCAAATAATTTTAAACTGGGTGAATTTTATTTTAACCATGGGCACACAGCTTCAGCATTATCATTTTATTTAAGATCTGCAGAATACTCTAAAAATAATGATTTGACTTATGAGTCATTATTGATGGTGGCTCGGTGTATTGCTACTCAAGGACGAAGAGGAACTACTGAAAAAGGATTGTGGTTGAATGCAATTATTCATAGTCCAAATAGACCAGAGGCTTATTTATTTTTAAGTCAATGGGCAGAATCCAACAAACAGTATCATGAAGCATATACAAATGCTTGTATTGGTTTAATGTTTAAGGATAATTCAAAAACAATTACCAAGAATGCAGGGTATCTTGGATTTTATCAGTTGGAGTTTCAAAAAGCAGTTATGGCTTGGTGGATTGGAAGATCACAAGAATCAAGAGATGAGTTTATTAAACTTGTAAACAAAGGAACTACACTGAGTCCAAAATACCAAGAATTGGTACAATCTAACATCACTTCTCTTGGTTCTGGACCTGATCCTTTCCTTAGATACCATAAAGGCTTCTACAATGATTTAAAATACAAATTTCCTGGAGCAGAAACAATTGAAAAAAACTATTCTCAGACTTATCAAGATATGTTTACATTAACAATGCTTGATGGTAAGAAAAAGGGAACATATTTTGAAATTGGTGCCGCTGATCCATTTAAAGGAAGCAACACTGCATTATTGGAAGAATGGGGTTGGACTGGAACATCATTGGAAATTCTACCACATGAAGTTGAAAAATTTAAAGCGGCTAGAAAAAATGAAATCATTCTATGCGATGCTACTAAGTTTGATTACTCAGCATTAAGAGGACATATTGATTATTTGCAAGTAGACTGTGAACCACCTTCAACAACATTTTTAATTCTTACAATGTTACCGTGGGATCAATGTACGTTTGGTGTAATCACCTATGAACATGATCATTATACTGATGTTTCTGGGTCCTATAGAAAGAAATCTAGAGATTTTTTATTAAGCCGTGGATATGTATTAGTAGCAAGTAATATAGCACCAAATGAGACCAGTTGTTATGAAGATTGGTATGTACATCCAAAACATGTAAAAGAAGAAATTATCAAAATCATGTTAGCTGCAGATGACTCAATTAAAAATGCTGAGAAATACATGTTTGGAAAAATATAATTTGTTTGGATAACTGAAAGTTTTTGTGTATATTATATAAAATGACACTGAACTTTTAGTGTCAAAAAATATACATTATGTCTATTATTAATTCAGATGATAAAAACACCAATTGGCAATTTAATGTGCTAAAAGGTCTTCAGTCTTTAAGTAATTTATTGACTACACTTTCCAATAAAATTAATCCGGTTGTACCTATTGAAATTACACCGGTAATAAGAGTTGAAGAAAACACGCCCAGTTTATTAAATGAAGCTGTTAAATCTATTACTTTTAAAAGTATTGGAACAGGACCTGCTGGTATTTCTTTTGATGGTGGTAATTCATTTCAAAGTTTAACAAATGGTTTAGAAGTAACCATGGTTGCTGGACCAGTTAATAATTTTTATGCAGCTGGAAAATTTGCTTGGAATACTACACATAGTGTTTATCCTGGAGCAAAATTGATGGTTACATACAACAAGTAATAACAGTATGAAAAATTTAGTATTCATATTGTTATTTATTTCAGTTACATCTTGTTCATTAGAAAAGAGACTGGCTAAATACTGCCCGTTGTGTACACAAAAGGACAGTACTGAAAAAATTATTGAGTACAGAGACACAACAATAAATATTCCTGGAGAAACACTTTACATTCAAGACACATTGTATTGTGATTCTTTAGGTAATGTTGTTTCTAAGCTTAATGGTATACTCAGAGACAAAGATGGTAAAATCCTAAGTCTTCAGACCAAGCTTCAAAACAATGTGTATACTTCTAAAGCTACCACAGATCCAATTATCAAAGTCATAAAAGGAAATGATGTATACCACACTAAAGTAGTTACAAAAACATCTAAACCGGAGAGAATAAAGTACATTCCTTCTTGGGTAATCTTTTTAGCCTATGTAGGCGGCATTAGTTTGCTGATTATAATCCTCTACATTGTATTTAAAATTATTTCAAGTAAAGTACTATGAAAACTAAAATAACTCTCCTTATAGTGTCTCTTTTTTCATTTTTTGCCCCAATAGAATTATGTGCAATTATATTAATGGCTATCATTTTTATAGACACAATTGTAAAACTAATTTCATTAAAGAAAATTGCAATTACTGAAAGCAAAAAATACAAAGATGTCTTTAGATCTAAAATATTAAGAAGAGGGTATATTTTTAAAGCTGCTGGATATTACATCTTGGCTCTGGCTTTATTTCCATTAGACTATTATGCATTGACTCCATTTAGTAATGGGTTAATTAAAGTATTAGGATATTCATTTAGTGTTCCTACACAAGCTGTTTATACAAACATTTTACTTTGCATATTTTCAATAATGGAGTTATCTTCAATTAATGAAAACTGGTTTGATATTACCGGAAATAATATGCTTAAATCTGTTTTTGGAGTGGTTAAAAAAATAAGAGGTACTATAGAAAAAGTATCAGAAACTTACAAGAATATCAAAGATTGATGTATGAGTTATAGTTTTTTACAGGAGGAAAAATCCCCCAAAATTTTAGTTGAAGCAGTAAAGTTGCTTGGCACTAAAGAGATTGTAGGTAAACAACACAATTCTGTAATTATGGATTGGGCTAAAGAACTTGATCTAAATAAAGTTTATACGGCAGATGAAATTCCATGGTGCGGACTATTTATTGCATATTGTGCACACAAAGCTGGTGTACAGGTTGTAGATGCACCTCTTTGGGCTTTAAATTGGGCCAAATACGGCACTAAAGCAACTGAACCTATGTTAGGAGACATTCTTACATTTAAAAGAGATGGAGGAGGTCATGTAGGCATTTATGTTGGAGAAGACAAAGACTGTTATCATGTACTTGGTGGAAACCAAGGAAACTCAGTTTCAGTGACAAGAATATTAAAATCAAGATTACATCAGGCAAGAAGAACTGCATGGAAAGTTGCACAACCAACTAATGTGCGCAAAGTTTTATTAGATGCTAAGGGTACCATTAGTAAAAATGAAGCTTAATTTAAATCCATTTTATCATGAAATTTAGAAATAACTGGAAAGTAACTAACAAGCAATTTGATAAGTTTAAAATTAGAATAAGACTTTCATTTGTTGATTTCCTTTGGATTGAACTAGATTTTTCTAAAAAGTTTTATATGTTTACACTATTAAACTTTGCAATAAAAAATAAGTAATGGCTAGAAATTCATTAGCAGGCAAATCTACAGGTACCAGCAAATCTGCAAAATATTTTGCTTCACACCCAGAAGCCCGCAAGAAAAAAAATGCATACAACACTGAATATCATGCAGCACCTTCTCGTGTTAAATACAGAGAAGAATTAAATGCTGCAAACCGTAAATCAGGTACTTATGGTAATGGAGATGGTAAAGATAAATCCCACACAAAGAAAGGAACTTTGGTGAATGAAAAAGCATCTACAAACCGCGCCAGAAACGGAAAAGGCAATAATCCTAGAAGAAGATAATCTAATTTATTAGTTTGCGTATCATCAATTAAAGCTCTCAAACTGAGGGCTTTTTTTTATTTAAACATTAATTAGTTAAACATTTTTTGTTACATTTGACCAGTAAATAAAAAATGTTATGTCAGAAAAAACCAACCAAAATTCAGACAGAGAGTACACAGAAGCTGAATTACATGCAATGCGCATGGAAACATTAAAGTTTTATGCAGAGCAGAAAAAAATGCTTACTGCTGAATGTGATGTTCAAGAACTTAGAGCTAGAATTAATAAAGCAAAATTTGAATCCATGGAGTATACTTGGAAAATGATGCAACTTAATATGGCTTTTAAAGAAGTTGATGAAACAGACCAAGAAAAAGAAAACTCAGAAGAAAAACCAGTTACTGAATAATTATGGCAAAGGCATTAGTAGTAAATAAGCAAGTGCCGCTATCTTTATTTGATGTGATAAAGTTTCAGATCAACATGCATTGCTTTACAAATAAAATCAGATTGAGTCCGGCTCAACTAGACTGTCTATCATTGTTAGGCATGTATGGTGATATGAACATGTCTGATTTTTGTGAGCAGGTTGTAATGAATGAAATTTTTGGAAATGTTCAAACAACTAGGAATTTTATTACAAAATCAGTTAAAGAAGGTTTGGTATCAAGAAGCGGATTAGGGAACAAAGTTGTTTCTTTAAACAAAGACTTGAATGTTTTAACTCAAGGTACAATTTTACTTAACTTAAAAGTTTATCACGTTGAGGCCAACGAAGGGTAAAGAGCTTATTAAAAAAACAGCTCAGGATTTGAATATCTCTGAAGAAGTAGTTGCTGATGTAGTCAACTTCTATTATAAGTGTGTACGCGCTAAAATAGAATCACTAGAGCATCCTACTATTTTTTTACATGGTCTTGGAACATTAAGATTAAGTAAAAGAAAACTGAAAAGAGATATTGAAGGTTTGCAAAAACTTCTTGCCAGCAACAACCAAGAAGACTTTAAGAAAGTAGTAAAGTACAATCTCTCTAAAGCTCTGCTGGATAAGAAAGTAAAAGCTTTAGAGATATGTGAAATTTATTATAAAGGAATTCATGAAAAATATCATAGCAATCTGGAAAAACAAAGGGGAGATTCTGGAAGGGATTAAAAACAATGTGTTTAAAAAAGAACATGTTGAGGAAATTGCAACCGAAAGATATTCCGCTTGTCAAAAGTGTGATAAACTTGACTTAGATGGAACTGAATGTTTGGTTCCGGGAACTTCACCATGTTGTGGTGAATGCGGTTGTTCACTACAATTAAAACTTAGATCACTTGGATCTGAGTGCCCATTAAAAAAATGGGATGCTGTTTTGTCACATGAAGAAAATTACTTATTACAACAAAATTTAAAAAAAGAAGACAATGAGTGATGCAAGAAAAATAAATGCTTCTAATCAAAATTTGTTTGGAGGGCATGCGGGAAATGCAAGTCATCCTATTTTTACACCTAATCCCGGAAATGCGAGTCATCCAGGAAATATAGGTATTATGGCAGGTAATCTTGGAACATCAGGTTCTTCAGGAATAATACCACTAATGTCTTGGAATGGTTATATTGAAACTGTAGCTGATTTATTAGCTGCAGGAATTATTACTTCTGATAATTATTTTAAATTAAAAGCATTAATGCAATCTCCAGATCCAGAAGTGCGTCAACTTGGTTTAAAATTTATAGAAGAAAAATCTAAACTGGAAATATGAGTGTAAAATTTTATGCAGATGATCATAAATACATTAGTATTGATGAGACAGATCTAATAGATTGGATTAGTGTTACTCGGTTAATACACTTTTTCAAAGAGCCATTTGACACTGTAGCAATGGCTGAGGCTTGTTCTAAAGGAAAGAATCCTAAGTACAACAAAATGAAACCTAAAGATATTATTGCTCTTTGGGATTCTGAAAACAAAAGAGCAGTTAATTTAGGTTCATGGTACCATGATCAAAGAGAAAAAGATTTGCTTGCCTGCAACACAATTACTCGCCAGGGAAGAGAATTAACTATTGTTAATCCTTTAATGGATGGACTTGTTAAATTGGCACCGGATCAACAACTTGTTGAGGGTATTTATCCAGAGCACCTTGTTTATTTAAAATCAGTTGGTATTTGTGGACAAGCAGATAGAATTGAAATTGTAAATGACAGGATTGATGTCTATGATTACAAAACAAATAAGGAAATTAAAATGGCTGGCTTTGTTGGTAAAAATGGAAAATCAAAAAAACTTCTTGGTCCTTTATCACATTTAGATGAATGTAATTACAATGAGTATGCATTACAATTGAGTACTTATATGTATATTATTCAAAAGCACAACTTCAATTTACAACCTGGAAAAATTCAATTAGATCATGTTGAATTTGAAATTGATCACATTGATGCCAACGGGTATCCTGTTATTGCACATGATGCTAAAGGTGATCCAATGGTAAGAAAGGTTACACCGTATGAATTACCATACATGAAAAAAGAAGTGATTGCTATGTTTAAATATGTACAAGAACACAAAGATAAAATATTGAACCATGGCCATTAAATTATTTGACCTTCAAGGTAATGCAGTAATTCCAACAGAACATTGCCACACGCTACCCTTCCTAAAGCGTATTATGGAGGAGTATCCGGAAAAACACATGCAAATTTTTTCCTATCTATTTTACATGACGTGTAGAAGTTCAGAAAATCCATATTATAACAGACCACAGGATGATATACAAGAAGAGATTCTAAAAGATTTAGAAGCTACTTTTGATCCAGAAGACAGACTTGTTAGAATAGCTTTGGATAGATGCAGGTCTCTGTATGAAACACCAACTGTAAGAGCATACAACGGTATTGCTAACATGCTTGAAAAACTAGCATTTTATATGGAGACCCAAAGTATTACAGATGGTAGAGATGGTAACATTAGTGCAATCATTCAAGCTGCTAAAAACTTTGATTCAATCCGTAAATCATTTAAAGGAGTTGCCAAAGATCTTGAAGAGGAACAATCATCAAGAGCGCGCGGAGGAAGTAGATTATCATATGATGATTAATTAATCAAAGATGCAGGATAAACTTGGAAATATTTATGAAGACATACCCTGTTATGATAATGGGGTATGGACTTTAGTTTCATATAAATCAAGAGAGGAATTTAAACTTGATCTCCAAAAAAATTATTTCAAGGAACCGGGAGAATATGAATTAGATGAAACAGTTTTAGAATGGCAAAAAGAAGGTAACTTCTTTAGAAAGAATGGATATTACTGTGATCAACCAGAAGGTAGTAGAGATTTTATTAACTACTGGGATCAACAAAAATTAAGATCAAGAAAAGGTTGTTTCTTTTGGAACAATGGAAAAAAATGGTATCTACCAAGGGATTACTATTTTTGGATTAACTTCCTGCAGATTCCAGATAAAGTAAAAAAGGAAGATGACTTTACAGACATTTGGGATTCTCAGATGCATATGGCTCTTTATGAATTCATTGGGGAATTAGATTACCACCATGGAGTTGTATTAAAAAAACGTCAGTTTGGATCATCATTATACCATGCAGCTAAACTGTTAAATATTCTTTGGTTTGAACAATCACCAATCTTAAAAATTGGTGCGTCACTTTCTGCATATATAACCGGTGTTACCGGAACCTGGAAAATCTTACAAGCATATCGTATATTCCTAAATAAGCACACTGCATGGTACAGACCTATGAATCCTGGAGGTGTAGGTGAATGGCAACAGAAAATTGAGTATGTTGAGAATGGCCGCAAAACTGAAAAAGGTAGAAAAGGGGTATTGCAATCATTATCCTTTGAGCAATCAGATACAGCCGGTGTAGGGGGTTTATGTACTTTGTTCTTTTATGAAGAGGCGGGTATTGCTAAATCAATGGATAAAACATATGAGTTCATGCGCCCTGCAATGGAATCTGGAGACATAACAACTGGATATTTTATTGCTGCTGGATCCGTGGGTGATTTGAAACAGTGTGAACCTCTTAAACTGTTCATGTACAAACCAAATGGAAATGGATTCTATGGTGTGCGTAACAAATGGTGTGACAGCAAAGGTACCGTAATGACAACTGGATTATTTATTCCAGAACAATGGTCAATGCCTCCTTACATTGATGAGTTTGGCAATAGCCAAATTGATGCTGCACTTGCTGCAATTGAAGAAAAAAGAAAGCAGTGGAAAAAAGACTTGACACCTGAACAATACCAAATCCGTATATCACAGCATCCTACAAACCTAGAAGAAGCATTTGCATTTAGAGGAGAAAGCATCTTTCCTATAGAACTGGTCAAATCAATGAAGCGCGACATTGAAGAAGGAGATTATCCTTACAAATGTATGAAGCTTGAATACAATAACCGCGGGGAAATAGTTGCATCACCAACAACCAAAAGACCTATATTAGTCTTTCCTGTAGACAAATCTGCAGAAGATAAAACTGGTGCTATACAAGTATGGGAAGAACCAGATGAAGAAATGGACTTCTGTACTACATACTTTGCTTCTGTTGACCCCGTGTCTGAAGGTAAAACAGTAACTTCAGACTCACTTTGTTCAATTCATATTTACAAAAATCCAATTCAAATACAAAGAGTAAAAGTAAATGGAGAGGTTGAAACTTTTATTGAAGGAGATAAAATTGTAGCTTCATGGTGTGGTCGTTTTGATGACATCAATAAAACTCATGAAAGACTGGAATTAATGATTGAGTGGTACCAAGCATGGACCATAGTGGAAAATAACGTTCCTTTATTCATTCAATACATGCAGTTTAAAAGAAAACAAAAGTATTTAGTTCCTTCTTCACAAATGTTGTTTTCAAAAGAGATCCAACAATCTAAGACGCAGTTTCAACAATATGGTTGGAGAAACGTGTCAACAATTTTTAAATCTGTCATGTTAAGTTATTTAATTGAGTATCTTAAAGAAGAATTAGATGAGGATACTGATGAAAATGGCAAGGTCTATAAAAAGACTTATGGTATCAGCAGAATACCTGATTATATGGCTTTGGTTGAAATGGAACACTATCAACCAGGCATAAACGTGGATAGATTAATTTCACTTGGTGCCTTGATTGCTTTTGTTAGAATTCAGGAAGCAAGCCGTGGATTAAAGAAGAGAACTGAATTTGATAATGAAGAACATTTGGAAAAGTCAGAAAATTTGTATAAATTAAATAGGAGTCCGTTTAGACATATTGGAGGTGGAAATCAATCATCTTCAATGCAGAAACCAAGGAATCCTTTTAAAAATTTTAGATAATGGAGCTATTAAATGCAATGGACATAAAAAAGGGTAAGCGCACCAAAAAAAATAAATTTGGTGTATTTACTCAACCCATTCAATTCATTCCTGCTATAGAGAAGGATGATGAATGGAGTAAACACAATATGGACTGGTTAGAATGGCAGGGGATTAAACAGATCCAAGCTAAGGCAAGACGCATAATGAAGAACTATAAACTTGCTAAAGGGACCATTGATAAAAGTGACTACATTCCTGCAGTAGAGAATGAAATGAATGAAATGCTTGAAGTTCTTACTGAAGGTCAGAATGAAGCATTAGAGTTAAAATTTTATCCAATCATTCCTAATGTTGTTAATACATTAGTATCTGAATTTGCTAAAAGAAATACAAAGATTGATTATCGCGCAGTTGATGAGTATTCATATAATGAAATTATGGAGAAAAAAACTGAGGAAATCAGTAAGGTCTTAGTTGAATATGCACAACAAAAATTGTTAGCTCACATGATGGAAATGGGATTGGATCCTAATTCACCAGAAGCGCAACAACAATTAAATCCAGAAGCATTAAAGAAATTACCAGAAATTGAAGAGTTCTATTCTAAAAAATATCAAACTCTTGCTGAAAAGTGGGCCGTTAAACAACATGCAATTGATGTTAACAGATTCCGCATGGATGAAATGGAAGAAGTTGCATTTAGAGATTCACTTATTACAGATAGTGAATTTTGGCATTTTAGAATGTTAGAAGATGATTATGACATTCAATTATTAAATCCGGCACTTACATTTTATCACAAGTCACCAAATACTCAATACATTTCTCAAGGTAACTGGGCAGGTTACATTGACATGATGACTATTGCAGATGTAGTTGATAAGTTTGGTTACTTAATGACTGAAGATCAATTAGAATCATTAGAACTATTACACCCTGCACGTTCTGCTAGATACATGGTTGATGGTATTCCTAATGATGGGTCATTATACAATACTGATCAAAGCTATAAGAGTAATGTACTTGACTCAGGTGTGGACATGAAGCGACACATGTCTTTCCTAGAGAATGCTTATACAGCGCATGATGTTGTTTCTTATATCATTGGAGAAAGTGAGCATGCTGGTTACTTACACACAGTAGAACTATTAAGAGTATCTACAGTTTACTGGAAGACTCAGCGTAAAGTTGGTCATCTAACCTCAATAGATGAGGATGGAGCGGTTATTACAGAGATAGTGGATGAGAATTACATTATCAATAATAAACCTCTTTACAACAAAGTATTTGAGAAAAAAGAAACTGCAGATAACTTAGTATTTGGAGACCATGTTGATTGGTATTGGATTAATCAAACATGGGGTGGTGTAAAAATTGGAAACAACCGTACCATTTTTAACACTGACACTGATACAGATTTTGATCCTATTTACATTGGTATTGATAGACAAAAACCCGGACCATTGAAATTTCAGTTCCGTGGAGACAAAACAATGTATGGTGCCAAGTTACCAATTGAAGGACGTGTATTCTCTGATAGAAATACAAAGTCTTCTTCATTAGTAGATATGATGAAGCCTGCACAAATTGGTTACAATATTTGCAATAACCAGATTGCTGACATTCTTGTTGATGAAATTGGAACTGTAGTTGTATTAGATCAAAATGCAATTCCTAAACACTCTATGGGTGAAGACTGGGGTAAAAACAATTTGGCCAAAGCCTATGTAGCAATGAAAGATTTTTCAATGTTACCATTGGATCCAAGTATTGCCAATACAGAAAGTGCAACAAACTTCCAACACTACCAAGTGTTAAACATGGAACAGTCTGCACGTTTGATGTCAAGAATCCAGTTGGCTAATTACTTCAAACAACAATGTATGGAAGTAGTTGGATTGAATCCACAACGCATGGGTCAACAACTTGGACAAACAAATACAGCTACCGGAGTAGAACAAGCAGTTAGTGGATCATATGCACAAACTGAAACTTATTTTATTCAACACAGTGATCATTTAATGCCGCGTGTGCATCAAATGCGCACTGACTTAGCACAATACTACCATTCAAATAAATCATCTGTTAGATTGCAAGGAATGATTTCTCCAGATGAGAGAACAAACTTTGAAATCAATGGTACCGACTTATTGCTAGTTGACTTAAATGTATTCTGTAATACAAATGCAAACAACCGTACAATGCTTGAACAGCTTAAACAATTGTTCATGACTAACAATACTACTGGTGCATCTGTGTATGACTTAGGTAAACTAATGCAAACGGATTCTTTAGGAACAATTAATGTGGCTCTTAAAGCAATTGAAGAAAAAGCTGAAGCTCAACGCCAAGAACAAATGGCTGCAGAACAACAAGCACAAGAAGCAGAAATTGCAGCTAAGAAAGCAGAAAAACAAATGGAGCTTGATCATGAATCCCGCGAAAAAGAAAAAGACCGCAGAGCTAGATTACTTGAAGCTGAAATTAAAGCTGCCGGTTATGGTGCCATGCAGGATGTTAATCAAAACCAGCAATCTGACTTCCAAGATGTTTTAAATGATGTAAAACAATCTCAGCAGTATAATGATACAATGAACTTTAATAGAGCAAAAGAAAGTTCTAGAAATGATTTACAACAGCAAAAGCTTGATCTTGAGAGAGAAAAGATGACTATGGAAGCTGCAAACAAACAAACTGAGTTTGCAATTGCCAGAGAAAACAAGAACCGTTTTGATCAGAAAAAACCTAATAAGTAAAAATTTTTGTTGTTATAACTATAGGATGGTTAAAAGTTTTTTGCAACCTAAAATTAGTTAAACAATATATGTTTACAATTAAATATTTTTGCTTATATTATTTATAGTCAGTATTAAACCAACAATTATGACAGAAGCAGAAAAAGCAGCCTTAGAAGCTGCAAATGGCTCTCCTGCAGCGGCAGAAGAGGTTGAATTTGAAAACTTGGATGATTTGTTAGGAATCCCTTCAGCTAGTTCAGTGATCAGCGGAGGTTCCGAACCAAAACCTAATGTTTTCAAATCAGATAAAGTTGACATGAAATTTCTTGATGAAATTGATGATGATGACACTGAAAGTTTGCAAAACCCAGATGTAGCAAAACAAGTTGTAGCTGCCATTGTTGATGAACCTTTGAACAATGAAGAAGAGGAAGAAGACAATGATGATCCAGCAGCGCAAGCAGGAAAAAATCCTGGAGGTCGCCCAAGACTTGTTAAAGATGCAATGGTAGAAGCAACTAAAAGATTAGTTGACAAAGGCATTTTACAACCATTTGCAAAAGAAGATGGTACTTTGGAAAAGCCAATTGAAGACTATACAGTGGATGACTTTGAAGAACTAATTCAGGCTAACATTGATTCACAAACAAATGAAGTTGCTGCTAATGCACCAGTTCAGTTGTTTCAACAGTTGCCTCAAGAAGTTCAAGCCGTTGTGCATTATGCATTAAATGGCGGACAAGACATAAAAGCAGTCTTTAGTCAATTAGCGCGTGCACAAGAAACTTTTGATTTAGATGTGTCTAAAGAAGATGACCAAGAGGTTATTGCTAGACAGTATTTAAATCTTTCTGGTTTTGGTACAGCTGAAGAGATTGAAGATGAAATCAATGTTCTAAAAGATCGCGGAGATTTGGCCAAATATGCTGAAAGATACAAGCCGAAATTGGATGCGCAACAAGCTCAAGTAATTGAGAAAAGATTGCAAGACCAACAAGCAGCTCAAACTCGCAAAGCACAAATGGAAAAGAAATACCATGATGTTGTTTACAATACATTAAACAGTAACAACTTGAATGGTATTCCATTGAATAATAAAGTACAAACAATGCTTTATTATGGTTTGACTGATAATAGCAAGTATCAAGATTCAAAAGGTAATCCTACAAATGCATTAGGATACTTACTTGAGCAGCATCAGTTTGGCGAAAAAGCAAATCCTTCATTGGTTGCTGAAGCACTTTGGTTGTTAGCAGATCCGGTTCAATACCGTAACTCTATCAAACAACTTGGTGCCAATACAGCTAATGCTAGTACAGCGCGACAACTAAGAACAGAAGAAGCGTCAAGAAATGCATCTTCTACAGGTATAGGAGATCAAAATAACAATGCTGGAAGAACACCAGGGAAACGCGAACCTATTAAGCGCAGCGGTAGATCTTTGTTCTCTAGACAGTAACAGAGTAAACAATTAAATAACAAATAAAAATGAGTACACCAGTTCTAAACAATGGTATGTTCCTTCGGGACAACAACTACCAAACTTCATCTCATGTGGATTCTTACCACTTGATGAACTTGATGAAAGACGCGCAACCGGATGACTTAGGTCCAATTGAACTTTGGGCACAAGTTAAAAAAGTTGAGATGCCTTTGTATCAAATGTCATCATTCAATGGTAAAAATGTAATTGAGGTTAACCACCCACGCGGTGAATACAAGTGGTCAACACCTGTATCTGAAGAGCTTCCTTACATCATGGAAGATCTTGATCCTTCTAATACTGCAAAAGGTATTGATGGAACTCCATTCCGTATCAAGTTGAATAAGCGCGTGTTTGGTCATGGTGACATCATCACTTACGACAAATTCAATGGTAAGGAACTTTATGTAACTGATGAGGACATCCTTGACATGGGTGATGGTTTCATCTATACAGTTCAAATGCCAAACAATGATAACTTGGCTTCATTTGACAACCGTTTCTTGACTAGTAACACTTATTACTTCCGTGTAGGTTCTGCCCGTGGAGAATATGGTGAGCGTTACTCAGATCTTTCTATGACTCACACAAGTCGTGAATTCTACAACTATGTAGGTAATGCTGATGCACACGTACACTACACTATCTCTTCTAAAGTGAAGTTGATGGAAAAAGGTGGTATGAATGCTGACGGTTCTATTCCAGTTGTTGAGTTGTGGAAAAACTTTGATACATCTTTAGATCCATCAATCAACTCTTTAGAGGGAATGGTTGCTGCTAAAGGTCAAGGTTATGTGAAAAAAGCTATGGACAATGGAAACCTTGTTCGTTCTTTCATCACTAAATTGGAAGCTGCTCACCTTTCTAAAATTGCTTATGATATTGAAACTTACCTTATGTGGGGTAAAGGTGGACGTATCAAGCAAGATGGTCCAGATGATCTTCGTTTGTCTGTTGGTCTTTGGAAACAGTTAGACTTGGCTTACAAGCATGTTTACAACAAATCAGACTTCCGTCTTGACATCTTCCGTTCTGAGATCTTCAACTTCTACAATGGTAAAGTTGACTTCCAAGGTCCAGATCCAAAACGTGAGTTGATTGTTCAAACTGGTATGGGTGGTATGCGCATGATCAATGAGGCTATCAAACGTGAAGCAGTTGGTTCTGGTCTTGTATTGAATGCAAAAGAATTAGATGCTGTTAAAGGTTCAGGAATGGACTTGTCTTACGGTTTCTCTTTCACAAGCTACACTATTCCATTCTTGGCAAATGTGAAGTTTGTATTGAACCCTGCATTTGACAACCTTCAAAACAACGAGATTGAAAACCCAATCATTGATGGTTTCCGTTTGTCTTCTTACTCATTTATCATCTTTGATATTACTGAGAACGGTCAAGACAACATCAAACTATTGAAATGTGCTTGGAACAAAGATCTAGTTTGGCGTTATGTAAATGGTTCTATGGACTATATGGGACGTACTCAAGGGTTCGCTTCATCTGGTAACTTTAATGGATACCAAATCTACATGACACAGGCGATGCCAGCAATCAAAGTAGAAGACCCTACTAAAGTGTTGAAAATCGTTATGAGAAACCCAATCACTGGCGGATCTCTATAATCTGATTATTAATATTAAAAGGGGAGGTGGATGCCAAGCAACTTCCTCCCCTTTTTTTTAAACTCAAAGTCATGTCAATAGAAAAAATTAAAGTTGCTAGTCCAGATTTAATTATCAAACGCGCAGATCAAAGTGAAGCAGCTTTGGCCCGTGTAGCACATGTTAATGAGATTGTCCGTCAAATCAATGAAGTCTCTTCTACAGTTGGTACTTTAGGAGATACTGCAGATTTAACAGGAACAACTGTTGCAACATTGCGTACACAAACTGAAGCTCGCCTTCAAGCAATTGAAACCAAATTAGATGCATTAATTACTGCACTAGGTTAAAAGTCTTAAACAGCTTCAGAAATGGAGCTGTTTTTATTATATTTGTCAGCATTCACATAAACCAACAAAATGAGTACAAAATTAGAAACAGTAGGAAAGGTAAGTATTAAAGCTTATTGCGATCCTACACAGGAAAACATGGGATTAGAAAACTACGGTTATGTAGTATTCCCAAACACATTTCAAGTAGAAACATTAGCAGCAGTTGAGCAAAACGGTAAAGCTAGATACTTGTCAGGATTAAATGAATTTGCTCCAGAAATTAAGCAAATCAAAGACACTGAAAAGAAAAAAGCTATTATTGATGACATCCGCAAAACAGTAGCTACACTTGAAGCAGAACGCGCATTTAACTATCTTGATCCAAATGATAAAGAGTTTTGGTCAAAAGTTCAAATGTTTACACCAGACAATAGTGATGTGTGGGGTAAAGTATTATTGAAACTTGGAAATGATGATCAAGTTTTAGATCCGGCTAATAACCTGGATCATTTAATTATTGTTAAAGCAATTGAAGCAGGTGGTTTCTCATTAGTGGCACCAACCTATGAAGATTGCAAACGTAGTGGTAAAAAATGGTACTTGGATAGACAAATTGATACAATTGCTACAAGTGTAAGTGTAACTAAGCTGAAAAACAAAGCAGGTGCATTACTTGAAGAATTGTCTGAAGAAGAACCAAGAAAACTGTTTTATATTGCTAAAAACATTGATGGTAATAGTGCACAATACACTAATAAAACATTACCAGGTATTATCTATAGTAACATGGATAAATACATTAATGGTAAAGCATATGACAATAATTTGAAGCGTTGTGCTACAACATTTATTGATCATGCTAAGATGAGTGTAGAAGACTTGAAAATTAAAGCAATCATCAAAGATGCTAGTTTTTACAAGTACATTATTGCCAAACCAGATGGTATGTTACATGAAGCATCACAAAATGTAATGCTTGGTCGTAATGTATCAGATGTTATGGAATATCTGAAAAACCCAGCCAATGAAGATATGTTAGATCTTCTTATGGCAAAGGTTGAAGATTTGTGGAGTAAATAATTAAACTACAATACAATGGCAACTGGAAAAAAAGCCGCACCTGCAAAAGGTAAATGGACTCCACCATGGGCAAAAAAAGAAACTGGAAAAAAAATTACTCCTAAAAAAGCAATGGGAGGGAAAGTTAAAAAAGGTTGCTAATGGCTAAGAAAGGGCTATATGCCAACATTCATGCTAAAAGAGAACGCATTAAAAATGGTTCCGGGGAAACAATGAAAAAACCCGGAACCAAAGGTGCGCCAACTAAGAAAGATTTTATTAATTCTGCAAAGACAGCAAAGAAGAAATAAGATGGCACAAGTTAAAAAAGGTATGGGTTTTAAAGCAGCTCAAAAAGGAATTGCTAAAAAACAAGGTGTATCAATGGAAGCAGCTGGAGCTATTCTTGCATCTGCAAGTAGAAAAGCTTCACCGGCAGCAAAGCGCAAAAACCCTAATCTAAAAAAAGTTAAAGGGAAATGACAAATGACACTATACAACTTAAAGTTAAGCAGCGCATTAACAAGTTGGCAAGTAATGACTATGACAATATAATGCCTTGGCAAATTATTGAAGCATTCAATAAAGCTCAAGTTGATTGGTGTCGTAGAAATCTTCAAGGAACAAACCTTAGCAAGCAAGGTGATGAATCCAGCAAAAGAAGAATTGATGATCTTCAGATATTACTTACTGAAGAAAAACTCAGTATGGTTAAAAAAGAAACCTATTACATTTCATCAAAATTACCAGCGGATTACTTTGAATTTAAAAGAGTCTCTTCTAAAGCTACAACTGACTGTTGTCCTGAAAAAAGAGCACTTACTGTTTATTTAACTGAAGAGGCAAACATTGATTTGACTTTGAAGGATGTAAATAAAAAACCAAGTTTTCCATGGGGAGAAACAGTATGTACATTTGCCGGTAATAAATTAAAAATTTACACTAATGGTGAATTTGATATTGTTGATGCTGTATTAGTTTATTACAAGCAACCTACTAAAATTCAAATCAAAGGTATTTCAGATCCGTATACAGGTCAAGTGTCACTGGTTGATGTTGAATGTGAATTTAAAGATGACCTTGTTGAAATTTTAATTGATGAATGTGTTAAAATTTTAGCTGGTGATTTAGAAGATATGACTGCAAATCAGATTGCAGAAAATTCCGTAGAACAAAATAATTAAGCAAAATGCAAACTCCACAAAGAAATCTTTTGAAAAGACCAACACAAACATCTATGCAAAAACCTACTACAACAGGTCACAATTGTGAAACACATACAGCTATGGTTGTTGCTGAATTTATGAATGCTGCAACTTCATTTCATAAACTTCACTTAAAAGTGAATGGTATGGGTTCTTATGCTGCACACAAAGCATTAAATGAATTGTATGATGCAATGCCAGGACATGCAGATGATCTTGCAGAAGGGTACCAAGGTGCTGCTGAGTGTTTACTAACTTATACAGATTCAGCACCAAGATCTTTGAATACTGTAGAAGAAGCCTTGGCTTACTGTAATGAGCTAAAAGACATGATTAATGGTCTTCAAACAATGATGCCTTATTCAGAAATTGTAAATGATTTGGATACTGCTAAAAGCACAATCAATTCAATTAAGTACAAGTTGTTGTTCTTAAAATAATTAAGCTTTAAAAAATTTCTATGTTAGTCTTGACTATTTAGAAATATTTTCTTATATTATAGTATTGTTTATTAATTAAAAAAAAGAAAAATGAGTTATTTTAATCACGCGTACCGCAAGTCATTCTTAGGTACAAAAGCGACACAAACAGCATCTGCTGGTGTTCGTGCAGGAGTTGAAAAAGGCTTTTTGCTTGATGCAGGTATCCCATCTGCTGAATTGTCAAATACAGCTGCTCCATTCCAATTAGGTGTTGGAACATTTGGTTTCTTTGATCCTAACACTTACCTTTCTGTAAACGCTGCTTCTGCTGCTGTTACTGCTGGTAAGCCGTTAGTATTGGCTGCATCTTCTTTGATGCAAAATGACAAAATTGGACCTTTCCACGGTGGGTACAAAGAGTCAAACAAATCAAAAATGATCAACCCTAAGTTTGTTCATAAATTTTCTAAAGCAGCTGGTGCTAATGCTGAGCAATCAATTTGGCATTTAGGTAACACTAACTGGAACGCTAACAGTGTTAACACAGTTGGTACTTTAGTTGCTGGTACAGGTTATACTGATGGTACTTATACTAACGTTGCCTTTACAGGTGGTTCAGGTGCAGGTTTCACAGCTGATGTTACTGTTGCTGGTGGTGTTGTTACTGCAGTAACTGTAAACAAAGGTGGTCAAGGTTATGTTGTAGGTGATGTATTAACTGTAGGTCCTGCAGTTCCTTACGTTGCTGGTACAGTTTCTACTGTTACTGTTTCTGACCTTAAATATGATTCACATGCAAAATGTAACTTTGAGTTTGTTTGTGGTGAAACATACAACTTACGTATTGACCTTTGGGGTTCACCAGTATTGCGTTTCTTGAACCATGATTTGTACAAAACTTTAGCTGCTTACACTGGTTGTTGCGCTAATGATGCAATTGCTCCAACTCCTGTAGATTCTACATTAGTTATGATTAATTGGGCAAACCAAATCATCAATGACCTTTGGATTTCTAACTTTGTTCGTCCAATTGTATACACTGAGCAAGGTGTTCCATTATTTGCTACTGCTGCAGAAGCTGTTGCTGCTGGTTATCCTGCAGGTAATGTATGGTCAACTTATGTAAGCCCAGGTCACATTGCTGGTAACGTTGCTGGTATCCGTTTGATCAGTGCTTATGTTGAAACTAAGTTTGGTAACTGTTCATTCCAAAACTCTGATTTCTATGAGAAAGAAGTAGTTCAAATGAACTTGTCATTGACTGACTTAACTGGTGATCCATGTGAGTTTTCAGCATTGTGTGCAAGCAAAGAATATGCTGGTTTCCAAGGTCAAGGTTTTGGTGAAACTGTATTGCGTGATTTGATTCTTGATGAGTCTTACTTACAAAATCACTTCCATTCAGACATCCGTATCCGTGAGATTACTCAAGGTACTGATATTTTGAACTCAGTGAACCGCAATGCTTTGTACACTCGCTATGTGCTTCAACACAGTGTTCCACGTTACAACAACCCGTCTGGTGTTTATGACAATGATCAATATGCATTGAACATTTACATCCCTACTACGGCTTCTGCTGCAGCGTTTGAAACATTCATGTCTACATGGTTAGCTGCTGCAGGTGTTCCTGTTGCGTTGACTTCATTCTCGCACACAGCATACACACCGCAAGTAATCTAAGTAAATTTTACTAAGTGTCTTCATAAATGGAGAATGGAGGTTTTTCTCTATTCTCCATTTTTTTTAAAATACAAAACATGGCAACAAATTCATTAAGCTTAAACATCCCGGATATAATGACTGATTGTGTTCTAAGAATAGAAGACACAAGTATTTATGATCCGCTTATGCCTTACATCTGTCCTACAGTTCAAGTGTTAGTTCCTGGATATAAGGATTGTGTTACATTTAATGACACAACGGTTCCAGCTGTAGGAGCAAACTTTATTTTAAATCTGTCTGCTTGTAATTTAAAAGTTCAAACAAATAGATGTGGTGATGAGTTTTACCCTTTGCCTGATGGAATATATGTCATTAAATATGCATTGTCTCCACATGATAAAATGTATGTTGAGTATAATCACTTACGTGTGACTGCATTAAGAAAACAGTTAAAAGAAGAGTGGTGTAAATTAAAACTTAGCGCGTGTGAACCAATTCCTGAAACTGAGGATAAGTTCAATGCATTAATGGAAATTACAGGTTACATTGATGCAGCAAAAGCCAAAGCTGAATATTGTTTAAAAGCAGAAGAAGCTATGGTGCTTTACAACTATGCAAAAAAATTATTAGATAAATTCTCTTGTAAACTTTGTTAAGATGGCTTCACAAACATGTCAAAACTGTGGTACTTGTACATGTACAGGTACATATATCGTAAATGCTACAAATGGTGTTTCTTGCTGTTCTGCATGCGTTGCTACAGTAAATGCACAAATTGCAGAAGGTCAAAATATTTACCCTAAATCCAAATAAAAATGGGAACCAGAACTCCAGAATATTATCAACTTAAATGTTGCCAGTCTGGTAAGATTCTTGAAGTCAACGGACTTCCAGCTAAGTTTGAATACATTGGACTTTTCAACAATGAAAATACTCCAGATTCAATGTATAACAAAGTTCTTACTAGAATAACTGACATTCATGGAAATGATATTCATGGATGTTATACTCTTGTTGATGCTGACTGTTATGATGAGTGGGAAGAGTTTAAATTTGAAGAAGTATTCTTTACTGTTGAATGTGTAAGCACATGTGAAGAATGTGTTCCTAAACATGAACACCCAAAACCATTATTGAATCATAAAACAATCTATCCGGAGTTTAAAGTTAATAACGCAGATCCATTTGAAGCAGAAGAAATAATGTGTGAATATGCACAAGCTGAATACCAAAAAGTTTTAGGTTTAAGATTTGGTATTGAGTTTTGCTGTCCAATTGATCTAATGCAAGCAAAGATTGAATTAGAGATTTTAAAAATGGACATGGCGGAGGATCCGAATGCTTGTGTTACTACAAACCCATCTGCTACATGTAAACAATACAGTGTTACAATTCCTTCAAATGTTGAAGGTATTTTGTATTTTAAAGACTGTAATGGTACTCCACGTACAGTTCAGTTTGTAAGTGCGCAACAAGCATATACAGTGTTCATATGTGGTATTACACAACAAACAGCACAAGACATTTATATCTTGGTTAATCACTCACAAGTCCTTGCAGTACAGTTTGTAGAAAATGCGACTTCCTGTTAGTCATGGATTAGGAAAATTAAATTAAAATTAGTATATTATAAGTTATGGGAAAGCCAACAAATACTAGAAGTACTGGATGTGCTGTAACAACAAGTAATTGTGTTGTATGGCAAGGACCAGATTTGTGTTGCATTAATGTTTGTCATGGTGACACAGTAAGTGATGTAATTAATGAAATTGCAAAGAAACTTTGTACAATTTTTGAACTGTTAGATGTTAAGTCATATGACTTAGCGGATCTTATTGGAAAAGATTGTCCACCGGCAAATTTTGTAGAATTAATTCAATTGCTTATTGATGCTGCAGCAAAACAAACTACTACAACATCAAATGCTACAGCAACTGCAGGTTGCCCTGATTGCGAGATGACATTGGCAACATGCTTCCAAAGAGAAGATGTTACTACAATGCAAATGACAGAATATGTTACTGCAATTGGTGTCAAATTGTGTGAACAACAAATTACTATTCAAACTCAGAATAATGCAATCCAACAATTGGGTCAACAACTTGCAGCTATTCAAACGCAGTTGAATTTATTAATTGGATAAGATGAAAAAGCATTGTACAAGTAATAGCGCATTAACCATTGGGACCAAGATCACTTGTCCTACAGCTGCAGTATTGGCTACACCTAGTTGTATTAACCCAATTGTTTATTTGATCAATGAGGCATTAATTACAGCAAAGAAAAACAACACAGCTATTGATGTAGAAATTGCAGCATTATTAAATGCTGGAGTAAATATTTCTAACACTGGTAAATTTTGTTGTCCTGGATGTAATGATATTTATTACTTGGGTTATACAAATACTTTTCAAACTAGTTTGAGCAGTCTTATTACGGGCTTAACTTGTTGTTTAAATTACATTGGAGATCCTTCATTTTTAAATGCAAATCCAACACTTAAAAATTTAGATTGCTGTGCAACTAATTTTATTGATTGTATTACAGCAATCAATCAGGATTTAATGGATGGTAGTTTTACATTTACAGGTGGTTTGATGGAATATAATTCTATCAATAGCGAGTCTGCAATTTGTTTAATTTACAATCAGTTAAAAGCATTTAATAAATATCTAACTGGTGAAGAGTTAGGTGTTATTCTTGAAACTTTATTTACAGCAGGTGTTGTAGTAAAATGTACAGGTTGTACAGTTTACATTGGTTCCGCTGCTGATTATTTTAATACATTTTTAGATTAACCATGAGCTGTTCTAAATGCAATAAAACTTCTTGTACATGCAATGCATCATTGTGTGCTAATCCATTGATTCATGTTTTGAATCAAGCTTTTTCAATTTTAGGAACTGATTATTCTGGTCCTCAAATTGGAAACACACCGGTTACAACAGTGCATACAATTTATACTGCATTGTATACTGTATTAAACAGCGGAGTTGTTGCAACTAATAATACGCGTTTGTGTTGTCCTGATTGCACAGATCCTAGAGGTTTTTACTTTATTGGAGACTGTTCTAAGTTAGCGGCAGTGGTTAATTATTTTACACCGGTTGGGCAAACTGCAAAGTATCCTTGTTGTGTTGAATATAAACTATCTGTAGCGCAATTAGATTGCCTTGTAACAGCTATTGGCGGTGTCACACCTCCATGTTGTAATACAGACTTTATGAGTGCCTACAATGCATGGATAGAAGCATCAGAATTAAGTTCATTGTCGGTACCTGTTAACTATGATGATTTAAATGATCTAGAACTTATTGAAGCTTCAGCATTTAATGGTTATAGTGGTTTAGGAATCATGTTTAATTATTTGCAAACTGCTCACCCAGAATTAACACCTCTTGATTATTACGGACTTTATTTAGTAATGGTTACATATGGAGTAGTTGTAAAATGTGGTGATTGCAATATTACAATTGGTTCAGCAAATTTATTTACACAACAATTATAATACTTTAAGATATGAGTTGTCCTACATGTCAACAAGCACACCCAATTTCAAGTACAACACCTTGCGTAGATTGTTCTACGCCTGTATGCCCTACTCCGCAACCATGTACTGAAATTACAGATGCGCAGTGTACAATTTATACCGGTTTAGATATTAAATGCGGTACAGACGTTGTTATTGAGCAAAATGATAATTTGGCAGTAGCAATTGCTAAGATTACAGATTATTTTTGCAGAAAACAAGGATTGGTTACTGTAGAAGACATCTTATGTGGAACTGAAGTAATTATCCCTGCAGGTTCTTCAATGCAAGAAGCATTGGCATTAACTGTGGATTTTATTTGTAATATTCAATTAACCCTTGGTCCTCAAGGAACAACTGGTGCACAAGGTGTGCAAGGAATAACAGGAATTCAAGGTACACAGGGTGTACAAGGAATACAAGGCCGAACTGGTGCAGATGGCATTCAAGGGCTTACTGGTTTGCAAGGCACACAGGGTCTTATTGGCCTACAAGGTACACAAGGTCTTGTAGGAATTGGTACACAAGGTGTACAAGGACCTGCAGGTAGTGCAGAACCATCTTCTGCAGGGTTATTTGCGCAAACAAATGATTCAGTTACAATAACAAATGCTAATTCACCTAATAGCCTTTTAGGTGCAGGTGAAGGAAGTTTATCTGTACCTGCAAATATTTTTCAAAGAGGAGATTCTTTTAAAGGAACCATGCATGGTATTTTGTCTTGTGCAAACAATCAAACATTAAGAATTTCAGTTTGGGCAAATGGTAATTTATTAGCTTCAACACCTTCTATGGTTTTACCTCAAATTACAAGTAAAGATTTTTCATTAGACATTGATTTTACAGTGCGTACAATTGGAGCTGCTGGTACTGCATCAATTGCTAGTAGTGGTAAATTTATTTACAATAAAGATTCAAATAATACTTTTGAAGGATTCAACTTTAATATGATTGAATCAACTTTATTTGACACAACTGTGTTAAACACTCTAGAAATTGAAGCTGAATGGCAAAGTGCAGATGCAGTTAATGCAATCATGAGTTCAATGTTTACACTATTTAAAACTTATTAATTATGTGTGTTAAATGCGGTGATAATACATGCAATAATCCACATTGCAACGCTCTTCCTAAAGGACTAAGAGGACCTCGCGGTTATCAAGGTGATAAAGGGGATAAAGGTGACAAAGGTGATACTGGACTTACAGGACCTCAAGGACCACAAGGGGCTCAAGGAATTCCTGGAGTTGCTGGCGGTTTTGGTATTCAGGGTGCAACAGGACCAATGGGACCACAAGGTCCTACCGGAAATCCTGGATTACCTGGAGCTAATGGAATTAATGGGACTAATGGAATTGACGGTGCCATGGGTCTTACAGGACCTACAGGACCTGCTGGTGATGCTGGACCTCAAGGTGAACGTGGAGAACAAGGAATCCCTGGTGTGAATGCATTTAAGTTTGTTAATGAGTATTTAACAAATTTTGATGATACAACAATTACAATTACAAGAGAAGAACTTATTCTTTGTTCAGATATTCCTGCAGGATGCTTAGCCGCTGATACATTGAGTTCAATGGTTGATTGGCATATTCAACTTTGGGCTATGCCTTCTGACCCAACACCTACTGGTATTTGGGAATTAGTTAAACCTGCATACATATCAAACATAACTGTAAATGAATCAACTGGTACAATAACAATTGGTTTAACTGGAGGCGGTGTTACATGTAGAGTAAGAGTGGTAATTTTAGGATAAAAAATTAATTATGTGTACAAAATGTAAGGATAATACTTGTAATGGTTCACACTGTAAAGCATTACCAATCGGATTAAGAGGTCCGCGTGGCTATGATGGTTTACAAGGTAAGCAAGGCATCAATGGTCCGCAAGGTATCCAAGGTGTTCAGGGCATACAAGGTATACAAGGTATACAAGGTCCATCTATACAAGGAACAAAAGGTACGCAAGGTATTCAAGGTAATCCTGGAACATCAGGTGCTTTAGGTACCCAGGGTATTCAAGGACCACAAGGACCATCTGGAAGTTTAGTAGATACAGGCTGGCATGATTTATTAGGGTTTGATCACTACGCTGTTGGGTCTGGTTATTTGCCAAAACCAAAAGCAAGGCGTATTGGTAAAATCATTTACTTTAAAGGAGTAGCAATGATTCCTTTAGAAGATCTATCAAAAGGAGGTGCACTTGAATGGAAATATGGATCTAATATTGATACCTATTATTTTTATGACGGTACTAACAATCCTGTTTTACAAAAGGCTCCGTTTACTGGACCAGGTGGAGTATGGTTACAACCTGGGAATAATGGTAGTTTAAGATTTAATAGTGACGGCATTAATCCTCAAAATGTAATTCCAACTGCAGTATGGAATCAACCAGTTGATGGCAACATTGATGATGTTTATGTAAATCCAGCGGGATGGAAAATTGGACAGCGTTCAATATCAACTGGATCAAATAGCACATTGCTTACTACAATGTTTAGTGTAACAATCAATGAGCAAGGTCTTTTGACATTTGGTTTAGTAAAAGATAGTGAAGAATCTGTAGAGCAAGGTGGTGATAATGCTTATCATACTTCACCTTTAAACTTTTTGATTTCAAATGTGGTAGCAAATCAATCAACACCAGTTTTTACAAATTATGCAACCGATGCACCTAATGCAAAAATTCACAGTAGGTTATTATCGGCACCAATTGTAAATTTGCAAAACTTACAACAATTTTATTCAACATCAGAGAAATTTAAATTCTCCTGTAATGCAGGAAATGAAGAAGAAGTTGGAGGCTTTCAAGTACGTTTAGATGGCTTGATGGCTTTCCTAGAGGCATAACCAGTTGTAAAAAATGTCACAAAGGTTGGTTTATTGTGGCTGACTAGAGCGAACCCCGGAGCAATCTGGGGTTTGTTTTTATTTATAATTTGTATTTTTGGCTAGAAATTAGTATATTATATGAAGGTAGATTTGCATAAACCTAGGGTCACGGAGAATAAGGGAAAAGTGATTGCGTATAAAGAAGTTAGAGACTTCAATAAACAGCATCCAGAACACAACCTCAAGCAAAGTGATCTTATTAAAATTATGAGAACATTCAATAGCAACATGGCAGATGAAACTATGAATAATATTTATGGTGTAGTTCTTCCAGAAAACATTGGTGTTATCTTAATCAACAATGCAGGTAAACCTAGAAATAGACCGGTGGATTATGCTAAATCAAAAGCAACAGGTGTTAGAACATATCACAAAAATTGGGATACGGATAACAACTTGATGCGTATTGTATTTATGAATAAAACACTAAGAACAGTAGTAAAACATACAAAGTTGTTTGGATTTAATCCGTTACAGCAATTTAAAAGGAGAGCGTCAAAGTATTTTGTAAAGAATTGGAGCCGTTGCCTTTCTGTAACTTACAATTCAAGGCTTGACATAAACCCATAAAAATGGCAACAATTAAGGAATCATTATCACGCATTAGAAATGTTTTTAAAGTTGTGAATGAAGATGCATTCATGACTGATAGATTCATTCACAGTTTGCTGATGAAACATGCTAAGGCATTAATTCGCAGACAAGATAATGAAGATAAGTTAATGAGATTTGATAGTCTCTTTGAAACTCTTCCTTTTGTTGATTTGATTGAAGTAGATAAAATTGAAGCTGATTGCGCTGGGTTAAAAACCGGTTGTAAAATCATGCGAACTAAAAAGAAACTACCTAAAATCATGACAGGTAGTTATGGCCCATTAATCCGTAATGTAGGACCAATTGATTACAGTGATACATTTCAACAAATCAATCAAGCTATTTACATAGCAATGACTAACTCTACAAATTTCAAATACAACAAGTGTCATTATTTTTGGTACAAGAATGGGTATTTGTATTTTCCGGATATTGTATGGGATGCAATTACTGTTGAAGCAATGTTTGAAGAACCTACAGATGGTTTCTGTAATGAAAATAACAAGTCTTGTACAGTAATGCAAGATCAAGATTTTTCTATTCCTGATTACTTGTTTACAGAAATTGAAGGCATGGTTCAACAAGAACTTATGACTCTTGGAAAAATTCCGTCTGATACTGCAGACAACTCACAAAATATTTTAAGATAAGATGTCAAATTACACATTAAAATATAGAACTTATGATCAGTTGCTGGCTGAGATCCAAACTGATTTTAAACGTCATTACTTAGAAGATTTTATTAATCCTCAAGAGTTTATTAAAGTAGCTAAACGCTGCAATTATGAATTAGGATTGAGAGTATTTAAAACTAGAGAAGTAATGCTAGAAGTTGAAAATGGAAGAGCTAAACTTCCAAACAACTTTAATGTGTTGAATTTTGCATTTATAATGTCTAACCATTCAATTACAGAACCATTAATTTCAGGAACTCATGTTGAAGATGTTAAGATAGGCAAGACCTATAATCCTGGAGAATGGGATACACCGGATACTTGTTCAAATCCAATTCCTCCTACAGCTCCAGCTTTAACTTGCTGTAATGACTGTGGACACACTTTTACATCTTGTTCATGTAAACCTGTAGGAGATGTGTCATTAAACTGTAAGGGAGAGTTTATGACATTGGTTCAAACATTTAAATACCATACAAGAAGATGGACTGAGTTTCATTCAATCAGAATCATTGATGGAGGAGATGTTATTGATCCAGATTGTCCAAATAAAAAATGGCAATCTCGTAACACAGCTTACATTAAAAATGGATTTATCTACACTTCATTTAAAACTGGCCAGTTATATGTTAACTACCAGGGAATCATGGAAGATGAAGAAGGGAACATTTTGGTTCCTGATCATGACATGCTTAATGAATTTTATGAATATGCAATTAAGCAACGCGTGTTGGAAAATATGATTATGAATGGTGAAACTGTAAACGGAAACCAAATTCAAATTATTGAACAAAGACTAAGAGCTGCGCGCAACAATGCATATAGTTTGGTTAATACACCAAACTTTAATGAGTTGAGACAAATTTGGGAAGTTAACCGCAAGGCCCAGTACCATAATTTTTACAATATGTTTAAATCCTACTAATCATGGCAAAGAAAAGCACGGGTGCGGGATCTAACTTTAAACCGCAAAGTACGTTTGATAAAGCAATGGTTAGTGATATTGGGGATTTCCACTTGCCGGAAAACTCATGGACATATGCCAGAAATGCAATTAACAATACACGTAGAGGTGACTTAGGTAAACTAAGTAATGAACCTTCAAATACATTGTGTACATATGCACCTTATGTAATTATTGGTGCCATACATATTGAAGAAGACCGCTGGGCAATCTTTTCTACAAATAATACTGATTCTGAAATTGGAGAGTTTGTTGAAGGAACTTGTTCTTATACTACTATTGTAAATGATAAATGTTTACAGTTCAATGCTGATAATTTAATTAAAGGTGTTTCAAGACCCACTTTTAATTGTTCTTTTAAATTGTATTGGGATGATGGAATAAATCCTACCAGAGTACTTGATATTGCAAATGTTCCATGGAAACAAATTTGTACTACAGATCCAAATGGATGTACTACATGTGTTGATACTACAGATTTAGATTGTGATAAAATAAGACTTGAATCTTTTGTTCATATGCCATGTGTTAAAATGAAAAAAGGTTCAGCTGCAGGTTCACTTTTAAATGGAACTTACCAAGCTCAAATTGCATATGAAATTGATGGTCAAAAAGTAACTGATTATTCAATTCCATCAAATGCATTGACACTGTTTGATCATTCAAATGTCAATAGTTCAATTGAAATTGAATTATCTAATTTGGATTTAAGTTTTGAAAATTTCCAATTAGTTCTTGTCTATACAATTAATGAAAAAACAGTAGCAAGATTAATGGGGTCATATAGCACTAGACAAACTAAAATTGTTTATGACTATATAGATATTACATTGACAACAGTCCCTTTAGCGGATTTACCTTTAAGTACCCCGGTTCCAGATAAATCTGAAGCTGTGTTTACTGTAGGAGATTACTTATTAAGGACTGCACCGACAACTAAATTTGATTTTAACTATCAGCCTTTGGCCAATCAAATTCAAACCAAATGGCAATGTGTTGAATACAAGAATGAGTACTATAAAAATGGAGGAACTAACATTGGCTACATGCGTGATGAAGTTTATTCATTCTTTATACGCTTTATTTACAACACTGGGGATAAATCAAAAAGTTATCATATTCCAGGACGCGCTGCAGGTAATTATTTTTTAACTAATGATGCAGGTGCCAATGCTGGATTAATAAGTGAAGTTGCACCTTGTCCTACTACAATTAATGACATTGAAACTCCTGATTACACACCAAGAGTTTTTGAAGTATACAATACAGCAACACTAACAGGAACTCCAAATACACCAACTGGTGACGGTGGAGTAATAGTTGCTGAAGGTCAAATGGGTTATTGGGAATCTACAGAATTGTATGATGATAACAACCCAATTGTTTGGAACTCAAATGTACAAGGTCATCCTGAATGGAATCTTTGTGGTAGACCAATACGTCACCATAAATTTCCAGAAAATGTAATAACGTCTGGCGGTACTACAAATACATTGACAAACCATTATAAAGATGGTGGTGATAAAATTAGAATCATGGGTGTTGTTTTTGACAACATTCAACCTCCTGTTGATAACAATGGAAATGTAATTACAAACATCATTGGTTATGAAATCCTAAGAGGTAATAGAACTGGAAACAAATCAGTTCTTTACAAAGGATTAATCAATAATATGTTTAGTTATGATGCTCCAGATTTAGTTACAGACCGTACTGCTCTTTATGCTAATTATCCATTTAATGATTTAAGACCGGATCCATTTATTTCAATGAATCCAACTCCTACATCATATGAACCATTATCTGGTGGATTAATTAATTATACACCAAACAGTCAATACAGTAAAAAACATTTTACTTTCCATTCACCAGATTGCATGTTTGCAAGACCATTCTTGGTAGATGATGAAGTTAAAATTTATGGTGCTGCTTGGGGTGAAAGTCAAGGATATTACATTGCTCCTAAAGGACATCCAAGACATAAGTTTATTACTGATCTTTCATTAATAGCATCTACAGTTGTAGGTTTTGGTTATGCCATTGCAAAAATGGTTGGTACCCGTGATGTTAAGTATACAAGCTACTCAATTGATAGTGATCCAATTTTTGCAGGGTCGTCTACATCAGGTGGTAACTTTTTGACAAGTGCCAGTATTGCCACAATGACTGCCGCTGAAGCACTTGCTAATAACGTCTTAGGGACTTTAGGAATGACTGATGCGTTAACTGGTTCCAATGGATTGAGTAATGCATCTACATTAAACTCATCTTTACAAGGTGTTATTACTACTTCTCAAACAAATGCAGCTATACCTGGTTCTGGAGTAAATTCTGGAACTTATGAGGTATATTACAAAGATCAAGATTCAAACCCAAATGCATTACGTTGGGCATTAGTTGCTTTAGGTAATCCTATGTTTACTGGGTATATGGCTGATGGTACTGATTTGTTTATTAAGATTATTCAATCTTTAGGCTCATGGCAACAACATGCTGTACAATATCAAAGCCTATGTAAGTATGAAAATTTTGCGGCTCCTTATGCTAACAACCGCAGACGCAAAATTAATGATGCTAGATTCTTAAATCCAGGTGTTCAAAACTATCAAACAAATTATGTAGTAAATCACATCTACAGAAATGAAACTGTAATGTTTGATACTGCCGTAGATATTGAAAACATCACAGGTGCCATTGCAGATGTCTCAAGGCCTCCTAGAGCTTCTGCTTTACCTGATATGTACAAAACATATGCAAGACGTGCTTCATCTCATTACGCAGCACTAAAAGTAAGATTGCGTAATCAGTATGGACAGGTATATGACATAAGACAATTACTTGTTTCATCTTGTCCGGTAAATATTACTAATACAAGTACAGGTTTATTATTTGGTGGAGACACTTACATTGGAAAATATTCAGAAAAAAACACACTTTATTATTTTCAACAATGGTTAAACGGAGAGCCCGATGGTGCTGTATTTAATTACAGATTGCAAAAAATGTTTGAGCATACAGCTTTTTGGATGGATACAGATCCATTTGATTTAGCTGAGTTTACATCAAGTGTTGTTCCTGCATTAGAAGCTGCAGTACAAGCCGGATCCATTTCTACATTTTTTCAAACATTAATGTTTCCATCTGATAAACATTGTTTTGATAGATTGGGTGGATCTAATGGTCTTTTTTTAGTTAAGAAAGCTTTCATATACTTATTTAATTCAGGTGTAAGAGATTTCTTTGTTGAGTCTGAATTCAATGTTGATATGCGCGATTGGCAGGATGAAGATGCTAAAAAGCATTATCCTATTTTGTCAGATCTCAAAGCAATGTTTTCTACAAACTTAATAAAGGCAGATAATTATTATCAGTTTGATAGAAGCATGTCACATTCATTCATGGCTAGTCAAAAAATTCCATGGGGAGTTATGCAAGACCGTGATTATGATCCACAATTATCTGCTTCTTGTTACACTAAATATCCAAGAAGGTTAATGTATTCATTGCCACAAATAGGCGGTACCACAAATCCTTCATTGGGTAAAAAAGATCAATGGCTTACATTTCTTCCAAACAACTTTGTAGATTACACAAGTAAGGTTACTGCAATTAAACCAGTTGATAAAACAGCAGCATTAATTCTATTTGAAAATCAGGCACCGGGAATGTTGCCAGGAGTAGATGAGTTGAGGTCACAAACAAATGCTAAAATTACAATTGGTGATGGAACATTGTTTGCAAGAAAGTTGCAGCAGTTATCTAATTCAGAATCATCATTTGAATATGCATCATGTCAAAATAGATTGTCAGTAATAAATTGTCCTGCAGGTGTATTTTGGATGAGTGAAGAGCAAGGTAAGATTTTCCAATATGCAGGAGGCTTAAAAGAGATTTCCCTAAAGAGTAATAGATTTTGGTTAAACCAATATCTTCCATACATGCTGGTAAAAGATTTTCCTAACTTCCAAGTAACAGATAATCCAGTAGCCGGTATTGGTTGTCAAACTATTTATGACAACGGATATGGTTTGGTATATTTTTGCAAAAAAGATTATCGTCTTAAAAAGAATCTCCCAGTAACTGTTACATATATTGGAGGTACCAAGTTTTTAATTAATGGAATTTTTGTAGCAAAACTTGGAGATCCTGCATATTTTGATGATTGTTCTTGGACTTTAAGTTATGATCCAAAAATTGATGAGTTTGTATCTTTTCATGATTGGCATCCGGACCTGGCTTTAGGAGCAAAGAATAATTTCTTGACTACTAAACAAAATGGTTTCTGGAGACATTTAGATTCTTGTCAATCTTATTGTAACTTCTATGGTAAAGATTATCCATTTGAAGTAGAGTTCCAATTAGATAACAAGTTTGCAGTGGCTACAATGCGCAATGTAGAATACTACATTGAAAGCTTTGTGTATAATCCAGATAACTGCTATGATCGTTTCCATATACTTGATTATGGATTTGATCAAGCAATTGTTTATAACTCAGAACAAGTGTCTGGATTGTTAAAGTTGCATATTGCACCTAAAAATGATTTACCTGCATTACTTCGTTATCCAGAAATAAAAATGAATTACATCAACATTCATTTTTCTAAAGAAGAACAACAGTATAGATTTAATCAGTTCTGGGATATTACAAAAGACAGAGGTGAATTTACAGGTGCTGAAAACTTTATTTGGAACACTGAAGACAATGGTTATATACGCAACTTAAATCCAGTCAATTTAAACTATGATAAAGCTGAATTTCAACGTAAAAAGTTCAGACATTATAACAACAAAGTAGTTCTTAAAAGAACTAAGAATTCTAATGTAGAAATTCTTGTTAGCTTAGCTGCTAGTAACATGCAAGTTTCTCACAGGTAACTATTTAATAGTTAAGAATAGTAAAATTTTTTTTGTATATTAAAACATAAGATTATAAAAATGGAAAACCCACAAGCACAAATGCAAGGTCAAGGTCAACCTCAACAGCAAGGACAAGATCAGCAAATGCAACAAGTAATGCAGGCTGTTCAACAAATGGTGCAACAAGGCATGCAACCAGTAGAAATTGCTGCACAATTATTACAACAACTTCCTCCCGAAGCCATTATGCAAGTATTTGTACAAATGGGAATTCCTGAACAAGAAGCTCAAGCAACTATTCAAGAAGCAATGCAAGGAGCTCAAGCACAACAACAAGGTGCAGGCGAAGAACAAATAGAAGGTGCTGCAAGTAATCCAGCTGAAGAATCTGCTGAAATTCCTGCCGAAGGTCAACAAATGAAATTTGGCGGTATGCCAAAACGCCTTGTTAAAAGACAAAATGGTGGTGGAAATCCAGAGCAAGAAATGCAAGCTGTTATGGGTCAAGTTCAAGAAATGATGCAAGGCGGTGCTGATGCACGTCAAGTCATGGAACAAATACAAGCTGCTGTTCAACAAGGTCAAATTTCACCAGAAGTTGCACAAGCTGTTATGCAACAGTTAAGTGGACAAATGGAAGCAGTAGATCCTCAGTTAGAACAACCGGGAGCTAATCCACAAACTGTAGATCCAAACATGGCATCTCCAGATTCACAGATGATGGCTTTTGGCGGTAATCTTAAAAAGCTTATGTCAAAAGCATTTGGTGGAGACTTAACTGTTCCATCAATTGACTCTAAAACATATGCACAAGACCGTGCTGCTTTGATTACTAATGCTATTAAAAACAATACATTTAAATCAACACTTGATTCTGATTTTCCAAGTTTAATGGGTAATCAAATGGCGTATGGTGGAGATCTTCCTAAAGCTGATAAGGGCTTTGATATTAGCAAATACAAAACCAAAGATGAAGCAGAACTTGCAGCGTACCGTTACAGACAAGGATTAAGCGCGGATGAACAAGCCAAGTTTAATATTGATGAAACACTTAAAGGTTGGAAAGAACCGGAACCAACATATGAGGCTGGTAAAAGTTATCAATATGATCCAACCACCAAAAAATTTAATATAATTCAACCACCTGCTCCAACTTATGAAGCTGGTAAAAACTATCAATATGATCCAGCTACTAAAGGTTTTAAAGCTGTAGACACTCCTGCCAATACAGGTCAAGTTGTAAATGGTGTTGGTTATCCTAATCCTTTTGGAGGTGGTCTTTACAATAATCTTTACTACGGAACATCTCCAATGGCTAGATTTATGGCTAACTCTACAATGTATGGGGTACCAAAAGTAAAAGGCACTAATTTACCAGGCGGAATGGATGCTACTGCATTTATGATGCAAACAGCTGGTCAAAATTTAGCACCTGGAATGTCTGGTAAAGCAAATGGTCAAGACTATAGAATTACCGGAGTAGAAGATATTAAAGGTGGTTTATTTGGTAGAAAAAAAGTTGGTGTACGTTACAACATTGATTGGGGTAATCCTGCAAGTGTAGCTGCAGCTCAACAAGGAACACCAGCCGGTCCTGGTTTATCTGGTTTTAATGCTGATGCAAATGGAGACAATATTCCTGATTACTTAGGTGCATCAACAACTACAATGAACGGTGCAAATTTACCAGCAGGTCCTCAAAATAGTCCAGCTGGTCCAGTAGATGTAACCGGTAATCAAGGAACTCCTGTTACAGGGATTACACCAAGTAACAACTTAATGTGGGATTCAGGTAATATGCCTTCATTGCAAAATCCAATGAACGCTGCTCCAAAGGAATCACCAATGGAGTTAATGCCAATGAATACTCCAAATCGTGTAGATACAAATTTACCTGCAGGTTTAACTGGTATTCCAGAATTTAACCAAAGACAAGAAATTTCTAAGTTTCAACAAGGTCAAGCTGCAAAAGGTTTAGTTTGGAATGCACCAACAAACAGTTGGGTTTCTAAAGAAGCATTAGACATATCTGCTCAAATGAATGCTCCAGCAACTCAATCAGGATCATCAATGGGTGTTGAAGGTCCAGCATTTGCTACACAGCAAGATCTAATGAACATTGTAAATAATCCAACACCGCAGTTTAATGATACACCGCGAAGATGGTTTAGAGATAGAGATAAAGTAAATGCTTTAAAACAAACTATTGGTCAAGATTATGTCCCAGCTAGAGCTAGACTAGATCAAGGTTTTGAACCTTTAAATGGCAGAGTAAACGATGCGGATGCTAATTTTTGGGACTCTGAAGATATTAATTCTTCATTTGATGCAAATGGAAATCCACGTGTTCAAGTTATGGGTGCAGATGGAAATCCTATTAACAATGCTAATTTACCACAATACAGAGCATTTGGTGGAGGTGTAGATGCCCAAGCATTAAATAATGCAGTAGCTTTAATTAATAAAGCATTTGGAGGATCTATTCCAATGGCTACCAACGGTATGCAAATGCAATCTTCTTTAGATGTAACTACAAAAAATAAATTTAATCCAGATTGGAATGCTGTAGGAGATATGTACATGGGTGCAGGAAACCGTTTAGTGAATTTTATGGATGGTGTTAATGCAATTAATCCAGAAAGAGATATTGCCCGCATGTCTGCATTAAATACACAACCTATTGAGTTTTCTCAAATGAAACAAGGTATTTATGATCAAGCGGGTAATTTTATTCCTAATGATATTGGAAATCAAGTTTTAAATCCAACTGATATTTATGCATCACAAGAACGCCAGGTATTTGCTTATGGTGGAAAAGTTTACGAACTTGGTGGCGATGTTGAATTAGATGATAATGAATTAGCTCAACTACAACAGGCTGGGTTTAAAGTTTCAAAAATTTAAGTATGGGTAATTCTAAATATATAATTACTGGTTTTCCTTCAAGCATGAATGTTGTTAAGACACCTGCTGTTACAAGAACACTCGGCCCTGTAAAGAGAAAAATTGCAAATGTAGAAGCTGAAAAAGGTGAAACAGTTGTAACTAATATGAGCCGCGGATTAAATAACATCTTTGAGATGTATGGAATCAGTGGTAAAAAACATAGCGAGGGAGGAACACCATTGGCTCTTCCTACAGAGGAAAAAGATTCCGATGGTAGTTCTTTTATTTTTTCTGATAATAAAAGAATGACTGTCAAGGATCCAGCTCTTTTGGATTACTTTGGTATTAAGTCTAGCAAACCAATGACATTTGCTGACATATCAAAAACTTTCATGAAGAGAGTAAATGATTCTAAAGCAATTTTAATTAACCCAGATTCAGATGATGTTGCAAAGCGTTCAGCAGAAATGACAATGGATAACACTGCATTTAAAATTGCAGCTTTAAAACTATTACAAGAATCTAAAAAAGGATTTAAAGATGGTTTACCAAATGGTACAGAGGCGTTCTTTGATAAATTAGGAGTTAAACCGGAAGAAATGTTTGCAATGAATCAGCAAGAAGCTGACAAAGCAAATACAGCAGTTGCTGCTGCTTTTGGTGGATTAGTTAAAAACTATGTAGCTCCTATGGATTTTCCTTCTATGGCATTTGGTGGTGAACTACCACGTTATGATGGAGGAGGTAAAGTTTATAAGCCTGAAGATCTTCCTAAAGATGCTGTTATCTCATCTGGTAAAACTTTTAAAGTTGGCGAGTTTGTTAAACAAGAAGATGGCACCTATAGAAAGGTTACTAAGGTAAATGTAAACCCTAGCCTTTCAGCTGATACTAAAACTAATAAAGGTCCAATTAATAGTTGGATTGCGCAAGATCCTAAGAATAGAACAGATGCTGATGAAGCAAATGCTATTATTAAAAGAGGAATTGAGAATAAAACAATTCTTGTAGATGAAGGAACTAATCATATTAGAATTCAAGGAAGCTTTAATCCAACATTTAAAGAAAGAATTATTCTTAGCCGTGTGCTTAATCAATCAGCAGATAACCTTGGTACTGATAAATACCAAATTGTATTGCAGCGAGGTACAGCTGATTACAGTGGTACCAAAAATGGTAAATGGCAAGGTAGTGGATCATTTGTTGCAGGATTTACACCAGAGGACTATGAAAAACGATATTTGTTTGAAAAGTCTAGAGGTGCAGGAATGACAGATGATGAAGCATTTCAACTTGTAGATGATACATACAAAGATCCAGCTAAAATTAAAGAAGTTAGAAAAGAGTATGTTAGTTTTTTAGGTGTTCCTTTACCTAAAAATGAAGATGAGTTAATGAAACCTGATTTTTATAAAAAAAATTATGCAGCAATTACTAGCGGTGTAGAATCTAAATTAGGAGAAGCTGGATACCGACCTGTAATTGGTAATGAGCAATTATCAGGATTTGAACACTTTGATGCATTTGGATTTACAGCTAACCCAGAATTTGAACAAGAAGGCAAATTACCACCAGAAGAAAAACCGGTAGTTACTCCTCCTGCAAAAGAATTGGGTCCAACAACTCCATTGAATCAACCATTTGGTTACAGACAACAAGATTTAAATGCACTAAATAGAGCTACTGCAGCGCGTTTTGAAATTCCTAGATTAGAAGCATGGTCAAAAACAGCTGCTGCTGTTATGCCGGACAGAGCATATTTTTCTCCAGAAAGAACAATTGCAGCAGCAAATGAGCAATTGAATCAAGGAATGCAAGGAGTAAGAGCGTTTGGCAATGCACAAGCTGCAGGAGCTGATGCACTTGCTCTTACAGGTCAAGCATATGCTAATGTTGCCAATGCTATTAGTGACTATGCTGATAAGAACGTAGGTGTGTTTAATTCAGGAGAACAATATAACACTCAGATTGCAAATCTAAGAGCACAACAAGAAGCTCAGAATGCAACCAATATGTGGGATAAAAATACATTGTTAAAACAAAACTTCCATAATGCTATTTCAGCTGCAAAAGATAAAATTGTAAACCTTACAAATCAAGCATTAACTAATGCTTCTGATATTTACAACTTAAATCTTAACTCTGAGAACTTTAAAAAGGATCCATTAACTGGTATTGTTTACAAAGCAAATGATAGAGCAATCACACCTAAGAAAGCAACTGATACAGATGTAGCCCAAGAGTTTCAAGATTTTGCTACTAAACTGCCAAATGTAAATCCTGATTTGCAAGCTAAACTTTTCTTAGCATATAAGTCTGGAAAATATCAAATTGAACCGGATAATGGAACTACTCCACCTAGTGAGTTGACTGCATCTAGTACACAGGCATAACTAATTTTTGTTTAGCATTTTATATTTACATTTACAATAAAAATTTAATATGGCAACATATCTTCAAGGCGCAAATGATTATGTATCCCAGGTGCAACCTTCAGCTCCTAATCTGGCCTTTGATGCTCAAATTTTGCAAACTAAACAAGCAAAGTATGATGCTAACCATAAGAAGGTAAGTGAGCTATATGGTTCACTTTTAAATTCAGCTATGACTAGAACTGATAATATTCAGGCTAGAGATGAATTTTTTAAGATAATCAATGATGATATTAAAAGAATGGGAAGTTTAGATTTCTCATTAGATCAAAATGTTGATGCGGCTGCTAGTGTTTTCCAATCTATTTATGACAATAAGAATATTGTAAAAGATATGGTTTGGACTCGTGATTTTAACAGTCAACTTGCAAGAGGTGAAGGTTTTAAAAATTGCATTGATCCGGAAAAATGCGGAGGCCAATGGTGGGAAGAAGGTGATAAGTACATGGCATACAAACGCCAAGAATTTAAAAATGCCAGTGCTTCTGAAGCTATGGGAATGTCTAGCCCAACATACATTCCTTACAATAATGTAATGGATAAAGCTATTAAGATTGCAAAGGATGCAGGTCTTAGTATGAAGTATGATGAGCTTAAAGGCAATTACATTTTTACTACAAAAAACGGACAGCAATTAATTTCTCCATTAACACAATTATTTAATCAAACTATTGGTCAAAATCCACAGTTTGCTCAAATGTATCAAGCTAAAGCTTATGTAGACCGTAAAGATTGGGTCTACAATAAAATTAGTTTAGGTGAATTTGCTGATGAAAATGCAGCTTCTGTTGGGTATTTTAAAGCTAAGAATGATATAGTTCAAGCTAAGTTAGAAAAAGCCGCAGATGATCTTGATGTTGATTACGGACAATTGACTGAAAAGTATGAATACCTTAAAGGTGAATATGAAGCAGGGCGTGTAAAAAAAGGTTCTCAAGAGTATGAGCAGCTTATGGGTTTACCTGAATTAATCCAAGGAGCTGAAAGTGCTAAGCAATATACCGACATGCTCACTAAAGCAAATGAAAATGCAACTAATGCTGCAGCACTTAGAACTTTAGGAGACATCAATGATTCAAGGGCTGCATTTGAATACTTTACTAATGATATTGATAAAGCTGCAAGAACTCTTGCTTTTAAAGATGCCGAAGTTACAATGGAGGCTGATGACTTTGCTAAGATGGCTCAACAACATGCTTATGATGTTTCTCTAGAGCAAATGAAGTTTAACAACGACATGGCTAAAGAAAAATGGAAACTTGACAATGGTCTTTACAACGATAAGATTAATGCTGGAGGTACTCAAATTAAAGATCAAGTAGCTTTTGAAAATAAAAATTTGGAAGTAGAAAACATGAATCCAAAAGTTTCAGCTGCTCTTAAATTTAAACAACAGTATCCAGATGATGTAACTATTAAAAATGGTGAAATTACATGGGCAGATAATGCTGATCCTAAATTAAAATCAAAATACCAAGCAATTTTACAAAAAGAAATTGATGCTAAAATTTCTGCTAAAAATGAATCTAATAAATTAGCAATTAAAGCAGGTTTATCTCCAAAATACACTGATGTTTTATCATTAAATGATCTTAATTCAGATGATGTACCAGCTAGTGTTGGTCAAGCTGTTTCTGATAGATTCTGGGAAAAACGCAAGAAAGGTGTTACTGAAGTAATGTGGGCTAATGGTTTATCTCAAATTAAAAAAGACAAACCTATTTATTATCAATTGCAGGAATTAAATTTAATTAATTAAAAATAAAAAATCATGGGTTTT